GTAAGCGCTTGATTTCGCGGCGATTTCGGGGCTTTTGGCAATATTGTCATTGAAATGTTAGACCTAGTCATCTAGTAGTTATAGATATTATAACAGTTAGATATTGTAGGGCTACAGCGACTTAAAATGGTCGACAATTTTGCCAATCTTGCCAATAGATCTGGCGAGGGTCGCCGCATCACCGCGCCCACAATCCGCAACTATTGGCACTCTTGGCAACTAAAAAACAATAGCCAAGATTGCCAATCAGCTAACCGCATTGGCACTTTTGGTTATGCAAAACAAATAGCCAAGATTGCCAAAACTGCCAATGGTCCGACCGCTCGACCGCTCGACCGCTCGACCGCTCGACCGCTCGACCGCTCGACCGCTCGACCGCTCGACCGCTCGACCGCTCGACCGCTCGACCGCTCGACCGCTCGACCGCTCGACCGCTCGACCGCTCGACCCGATCGGCCACGCACCAGGCATGGATCGTTATGCCGATCAGATCGGTCAATCGTTCTGTTTGCTAGATCGCTTTTTGCAGTTGGCTTTTTGCTGGCGAAGCCCCCCCAGGGCCGACGGCCTGGCCGGTCAGGGCCGGTGGGTCCACAAGAAATTTTTTTATTTTTACCCGCCCAACAGCCCGCTAAGTTAAAATTTTTTTTTATTTTTAAAAATCCAACACGCCTATACAAAAGTATTAGAATGTCTTACGCTTGCGTTGTAACGACGTTAGGTCATCTTGGTAAAATTGTCACGCTATGTTTAAGAGCCTACCCCTCACCGTCCGAACGATTGAAGCGACAGAAGCTGTACTGGAGCGCATATACGACGCTGCGTATCTTGGTTTGAAAGAAGATTCGCTGGCGTTAGCAGCAGGGTTGTTACCTGTAGAGTACCGGCTACTTAAACAGCATGACAAACTTGCCGAGATTGCCGAACTCAAGGGACGCGCTGATAGTGAGCGTGAGCACAGCCAGCACATGTTGAACGCTGCGCGGAATGGCGACGCTAAGGCAGCGCTAGAAATACTGAAGCACACGCATGGTTGGGTCGCCAAGCAAGCCGTTAGTATTGAGGTTGATCAGCGCATTAGTGTGATTGACGCGCTACGTGCTGCGGAGACGCGTGTGGATGAAGGTAAAGTGATTGATGTATTACCAGACAATACACCCCAAATAGATGTTCTTAAGATAGAGAATAAACAGGTTGTGGGGTAATTGGTGTATAATGTTGCATCATTGGAGAAATCAATGGCAAAAGCAACATTAAACGACCGTTTTTGGGAAAAAGTTGATAAGCGCGGACCAAACGATTGCTGGCTTTGGACGGCAACAAAAACTAGTTTTGGTTACGGCAGCTTTCGTATGGGTAGTATGACCGACGGAACGCGCCGTAAAGAAATGGCGCACCGCATAGCATATACGCTGGCAACTGGCGAACAAATACCAAAAGGTAAAGTTGTCATGCACTTTTGCGACAACCCTACTTGCGTAAACCCTGCTCATTTAAGTATTGGTACGTATAGTGAAAACGGCAAAGCCGCTTACGACCGCAACAGGCGCGTATCAACAATAAAACCAGGTGAAGGTAGTCCTCGCGCTAAGTTAACGCTTGAACAAGTTGAATACATAAGAACAGTAGGCAAACAGCGAACTTTGCGTGATTTAGCCGTTCAATTTAGTGTCAGCCGGTCTACCGTTGACGCGGTTCGGCGCGGCGTAAATTGGAAGGAAACTTAATGCAAAAGCCGATATACAGTCCCGAAGATGAAATGACTCTAATGAGTCGTCTTTGGTCAACGGCTATCAAAGATGATCCTGAAACTTTTGTATTATTTGCGTTTCCGTGGGGTACTCAAGGTACACCTCTTGAACATCATAGAGGGCCAAGGAAATGGCAACGCGATGTACTGAGAGAAATTAAGCAGCATATCCAAAAGAATAAGACAGTCACCGCGTTTGAAGTTTTTAAGATGGCTGTTTCATCGGGCCGTGGTATTGGTAAGTCGGCGTTGGTGAGCTGGATTGTGCTTTGGATGATCACAACTAGGATAGGTTCTTCGGTCATAGTGTCAGCCAACTCAGAAGCTCAGTTAAGGTCTATCACATGGGCTGAAATAACTAAGTGGCTTGCTATGATGATTAACAGCCATTGGTGGGAAATATCAGCTACTCGAATCACACCTGCTAAGTGGTTAACAGAGTTAGTAGAACGCGACCTTAAAAAAGGTACAAGATATTGGGGTGCAGAAGGCCGTCTATGGTCGGAAGAGAATCCAGATTCTTACGCTGGCTTACATAATTCAGATGGTGTTTTATTAATTTTTGATGAAGCATCAGGCATCCCCGATGCTATTTGGGATGTAGCTCAAGGCTTTTTTACTGAAAATACACCCCACCGATTTTGGGCTGCGTTCAGCAACCCGCGCCGCAACACAGGGTACTTCTTTGAGTGCTTCCACGCCAAGCGTGACTTTTGGACAACGCGGCAGGTGGACGCAAGGACGGTCGAGGACACCGACAAGCAGGTCTATAGGCAGATCATTGAGGAGTATGGCGAGGACTCAAGCCAAGCGAAGGTGGAGGTGTACGGTGAGTTTCCGTCCAGTGGCGACGATCAGTTCATTACATCAAGCGCTGTAGCGGACGCAGCCGCACGGCCACGGTACAAGGACGAAACCGCGCCAATCGTTATTGGTGTGGACCCAGCGCGGGGCGGTGCGGACTCGACAGTGATCGTGGTCAGGCAAGGACGCGACCTGACAGCGATCCATCGCTACCACGGCGAGGATACGATGACGATCGTAGGGCGCGTGATCGACGCGATCGAGCAGTACAAGCCAACGCTCGTGGTGCTGGACGAAGGTGGGCTAGGATACGGTATCTTAGATAGGCTGCACGAGCAGCGCTACAAGGTCGTGCGAGGGGTGAACTTCGGGTGGAAAGCAAAGAACCCTATTATGTATGGTAATAAACGCGCCGAGTTGTGGGGGCTAATGAAGGAGTGGCTTAAAACCGCGTCGATCCCTAACGACAGAGCGCTCAAGTCTGATCTAGTTGGGCCTACCATAAAACCTAATTCGTCGGGTACAATTTTCCTAGAAGGCAAAAAGGAAATGAAAGCCAGAGGGTTAGCATCGCCCGACGCTGCTGACGCGCTGGCGGTGACGTTTGCATTTCCGGTCGCGCACAGGCAGTATACTGAAAAGCCTACTAATCGTGCGTATAACGCCAACGGCGTAGCAACATCTTGGATGGGTGCTTGATGGCAAAGAAAAGCGTGTCACTATCAGTCGGACGTGGTGAGAAGCTACCAGTGTCTAAGGGCGCAGGGCTGACGGCTAAGGGTCGTGAGAAGTATAACCGCGAGACAGGTAGTAACTTAAAGGCACCAGCACCTAATCCTAAGACCGAAGCAGACAAGGGGCGTAAGGCATCCTTTTGCGCTAGAATGGGCGCGGTAGCCGCTAAAGCTAAAGATGGTGAACGCGCTAAAGCATCACTTAAACGATGGAAGTGTTAATCATGGCTACTAAACCAGGTCTTTATGCGAACATTCATGCTAAACGCGAACGCATCGCTGCGGGGTCTGGTGAGAAGATGCGTAAGCCTGGTAGTAAAGGTGCGCCGACGGCTAAGGACTTTCGTGAGTCGGCAAAGACCGCCAAAAAACCTATGAAAGGTAAATGATGCCACTTGTTAAATCAACCAGCAAAGACGCCTTCCGTAAAAACATCAAGGCTGAAGTTGACGCAGGCAAGCCTGTATCCCAAAGTGTTGCGATTGCATACGCAGTAAAGCGTGAAGCGGCGAAAAAAGCAAGCCCTAAACCTATAGCAAAGAAAAAGTAATGGCAACGCTTAAGCAAGACCCTACAGGTATTGAAGGCGCGGGCAAGGTATCGGCTCGCGGCGGTCCTGACCAGAAAGATCATCGAGATACGTTGCAACTGATGCGCGATCGGCTGCGGCAAGCGATTGGTGCGTACTCGGAGAGCCGTGAAGACGAGCTTGATGACTTGCGTTTTATGGCAGGTTCGCCAGACAACCAGTGGCAGTGGCCGCAAGATGTATTGGCAACGCGTGGGTCGGTGCAAGGGCAGACGGTCAACGCAAGACCTTGCCTGACTATTAACAAGCTACCACAGCATGTAAGACAGGTAACTAACGAGCAGCGCCAGAACCGGCCAAGCGGCAAGGTCATACCTGTTAACGATCAAGCCGACGTTGAGGTTGCCGAGGTGCTCGACGGCATCGTGCGGCACATTGAGTACATGTCAGACGCTGACGTGGCCTACGACACGGCGT